TAACCAAGAAGGAGAAGAAGTTATTATGCAAATAGCTAAAACTGCTATAAACCTTATGGATGAACAACCAGGAACATCTGCTCATATTGCGTTACAGTCCGTATTAGAGGATTATATAGAAGAAAACGGTTTATAATAATAATAAGATGAAAGACAACTTTAACTTAAGAGCATTCTTAATAGAAAATAAACTTACACAAAACAGTCGAGCGTTAAAAGAAGAAGTAGACTATCACATTGAACTATTAGTTCCAAAAGTAGCCTTTGACGTTGAATCAGGAGATCTAGCAGATTCTCCATATGAATTTGGTACTGAAGACGAAATAAAAAACGGAGAAGTAGATGTTACAACTTATACAGATGGTGATGAATTAGATGAGTGGGTTTTTGGTCGTAGCTATAAGCAAGCTAAACATTTTGAAAAAGAATACCCAGGTTTATTCAAAGTAGTAGTTAAATAAATGAATATAATAGATAGAGTTATATTAGAATGGTCGTATAAGACCAAAAAAGGATATCCTGACATTAATAGTCAAGAGGATATGGCTTTGTTTGAATCTATATTTGGTTTTATTCCTTTATTAAATGAAGATAAAGATCTAGTAAACCTTATTAAGAGTAAAATAAACAGATACGGTGATATAGAAGCTACTGCAGGTACATCTAAGATTGTTTTAAAATTTTCTGAAATTCCATCTAGAGGAGCAAGTTCAAGCACACTTAGAGGAGAGGTATTTACAGAATTAGAAAAACTAGCTAACCAAGAAGAAGACATAACCTCTTACACTAAAGCCAGATCATCGAGTTCTTCAGTAGGGCAATCATTACTCACGTTTAGAGGAAATGATTATTCGATTATAGTAAAAGGAACAGCAGCAGAAGATAGTGCAGATACAGATGTAAAAGAAGGTTTAGTTTCTTTATTCTATGTTAGTGATATTACTTCACCATTTACAGTAGAAAACATTTCAGAAAGAGCAGAACGTTTAATAAGTACAATGCCAGCAGAAATTCCTGGAGAAGATTCAACTAGCACCAAAAAAATTGTTTCATACTTATCAGCGCTTGAACCTAAAAACTCGCATGTAAACTTTGTTAACCAACCTCTATCTAGTGCTCTTGCTATTAAGGAAAAATACCCTAAAGCTAAACTTATACGTTCAGGAAAATTTGATGAGATAAGAAGTAAGGCCAAACAACTTACCGGATATGATAAAGACAAATGGTGCCCCGGAGATTTATACGTACAGTTAAAAGGTATACCCGATATTAATTCTGCAGACAATATTGAAATAATTAATAATTTCTTTGTGCAAGAATGGGGAGGTACTACAAACGTAGCAGGTGAAGAAGCTTCTTTAGTAGCAGTTTCTTTAAAACAGCAAAAAGCACAAGGTGGAAAAGCAAAAGGTCTTCTTGCTAAATACTCTAAAGTTAGATCAGATTATAATTTAACTAATGATGAAAAAGGGTACGATGTAGATCAGTTTAAAGAAGCAATCGTACCATTAAGGAGTAAAATAAGCTCTTTAGTTGGATCTGCAGATAATGTGTCGTACAGCTTAGAAAGTATAAGTTTAGAAGATTTTGATATAGATCAACTTAGAGGAAAATATGCGGCTTTGAAAGCTATTGAATTCCTATTTAAGAAGTTTCCACCAGGTAAAATAGCTGACGCAGTAGTTGCATTAGCAGGCTTTGCAATGTCTTTAACTGATGTTAACCCTGGTTTTTTTAAAATAATTGGTAACTCATCAGGAACTAATGCTACAGTAGAATCATACCCTCAAGGTACTAATATAGTTCTCTACAATAAAGAAGGGGATTATAAAGATATTAAGATATTAGATACAGATAGTTACGGAGGAGTAAGAATATTATTTCACATACTAAAACGAGGTAAACCACACTTCGTCCAGATAAGTGCAAGGAACAATGGTAATACTCAAGGCACTTTAGAAATAGAAAAAATAAATCCAATATAGGATAGTTATGGCAAAAGATATAAAAAAAATAATAGCACAAGAGTACTTTAAGTGTGCTAAAGATCCGGCCTACTTCATGAGGAAGTATTGCTATATACAGCATCCTACAAGAGGACGTATACTATTTAATTTATATCCATTTCAGGATAAAGTATTACATTTATTTAGAGATCATCAATATCTAATTACTCTCAAGTCAAGACAGTTAGGTATATCCACTTTAGCTGCAGGTTACTCTCTGTGGCTTATGTTGTTTCATAAGGATAAGAACGTACTTGCTCTAGCAACAACTCAAGCTACTGCAAGAAACTTAGTATCTAAGACTATGTTTATGTATGATCAACTACCTAAATGGTTAAGATTACCAGCAGTAGAGAAAAATAAATTATCACTTAGACTAAAGAATGGATCGAAAATTACAGCTAAATCTTCTAACGCCGATGCCGCAAGGTCAGAGGCAGTATCACTACTGCTTATCGATGAAGCAGCCTTTATTGATAACATTCAAGAAACGTTTACAGCAGCACAACAAACCTTAGCAACAGGTGGACAGTGTATGGCATTATCAACTCCTAACGGAATTGGTAACTGGTTCCATCAAACATGGGAAAAAGCAGAAAGCGCAGAAAATAGCTTTGTTCCTATTAAATTACCATGGACAGTACATCCAGAAAGAAACCAAGAATGGAGAGAACAACAAGACTCAGACCTTGGTCCTAGAATGGCTGGACAGGAATGTGATTGTGACTTCTTAGCTTCTGGAGATACTGTATTCGAACCAGATGACATGATGTTTTATGAACAAACATACTTAAAGGATCCTTTAGAGAGGAGAGGTGTTGACGGTAATTTATGGATTTGGGAAGGAGTTGATTACACTAAATCATATATGGTTGTAGCAGATGTAGCTCGAGGAGACTCTGCAGATTATTCTGCATTCCACGTATTTGATGTAGAAACCTGTACTCAAGTTGGTGAATACAAAGGTAAGTTATCTCCTAAAGATTTTGGAAATGTACTAGTAGGAATAGCAACAGAATACAATCAGGCATTATTAGTAGTAGAAAACGCAAACATTGGTTGGGCTACGATAGAACAGATAATGGAACGTCAATATACAAATCTATACTATAGTACTACATCTCAAATGGAAACTGTAGAATCATATATGAGCAAATTTGAAAGAGATAAACTAGTTCCAGGCTTTACTATGTCTGTTAGAACTAGACCTTTAGTAATTGCTAAGATGATTGAATACATAAGAGAAAGAGGTGTTACCATACAGTCTAAGAGGTTATTAGGAGAGATGAGAGTATTTGTATGGAAGAATGGAAAACCTCAAGCACAGATTAATTACAACGATGATTTACTTATTTCAGCAGCAACAGCACTATATGTTAGAGATACTGCTCTAAGACTAAGACAGCAAGGTATGGACCTAGCACGAGCACAGTTATCATCTTTTAGTAACCTTAACTCAAGAAACAAAGCAATCATAAATACAGTTGGAAACCAGCAAAATAATCCGTATATTGTAGATAACGGACGTACTCAAGAAGATATTTCCTGGTTATTAAAATAGACTATTTATATAAAAACACAAATTAATGGCAGATAAATCGCTATTTGGACGTTTACAACGGCTCTTCTCTACAGATGTAGTAATTCGAAATGTTGGAGGAACACAGCTAAAAGTTGTAGACACAAATAATATACAGACCACAGGTAAGTACCAGACCAATTCTCTTATGGATAGGTTTACTAGGTTATATACCTATAATAAAGCAAATATATTTAACCCTAATTTAAACTATCAGACGTTAAGGGTACAGTTATATTCTGATTATGAGGCTATGGATACTGATCCAATTATAGCATCTGCACTTGATATTATTGCTGATGAAGCAACAGTAAAGAATGATCAAAACGAAATACTAGGTATTAAATCTACAGACGAAAATATACAGAGAGTTCTTTATAACTTATTTTATGATGTATTAAATATAGAGTTTAACCTTTGGTCATGGACTAGAAATATGGTTAAATATGGAGACTTCTTTTTGAAATTAGAAATAGCAGAAAAGTATGGAGTCTATAATGTACTACCTTATACTGTATATCATATCGCTCGACACGAAGGACATGACCCAGATAATCCTCAGAAAGTAGAATTTGAATTAGATCCAGACGGTATAACTGCTTCTACAGATACTTCTTATGCACCCGGTAAGCATAAGACTAAAAACGTAAAAATAGACAATTACGAAATGGCTCACTTCAGATTAATATCTGATACACATTACTTACCTTACGGTAGATCTTATTTAGAGCCAGCTAGAAAAATATTTAAACAAACATCTCTAATGGAAGATGCAATGTTGATTCATAGAATCATGAGAGCACCGGAAAAGAGAATGTTCTATATTAACGTAGGTTCTATTCCTCCTAATGAAGTTGAGCAGTTTATGCAAAAGACTATTAATGGAATGAAAAAAACTCCTTATGTTGATCCACAAACCGGTCAATATAATTTGAAGTTTAATATGCAAAATATGATGGAAGATTTTTATCTTCCTGTAAGAGGTGGAGATACTGCTACTAAAATAGAAACTACCAAAGGTTTAGAGTACGATGGTACAAACGATGTACAGTACCTACAATCTAAATTATTTGCAGCATTAAAAATACCTAAAGCATACTTTGGATACGAAGGTGATTTATCAGGAAAAGCTACTTTAGCAGCAGAAGATATTAGATTTGCTAGGACAGTAGAACGTATACAAAGAATAATGGAATCGGAATTAACTAAGATTGCATTAGTACATCTATATACTCAAGGCTTTGAAGGAGAGAGTTTAACTAATTTTGAAATTAAATTAACTACACCTTCTATCATATTTGAACAGGAAAAGGTTGCTCTTATGAAAGAGAAGATTGATTTAGCTGCTCAAATGAAAGATTCTAAATTATTTTCTACTGACTATATTTACGAAAATATATTCGATATGTCTGAAGATAAGTACATGGAAATGAGAGACCTTATGGTAGAGGATGAGAAACGTAAATTTAGAAGAACTCAAATAGAAGCAGAAGGAAACGATCCAGCTTCTTCTGGAGTTACATACGGTACTCCTCATGATTTAGCATCTATGTACGGTAGAAGAGCTACATCAACTCCAAAAGGAGGCGATAAAACAGATTTACCTATAGGATACTCAGAATGGGGACAGCCAGGTCCAGAAGGCGGAAGACCTAGAGAAAGAGCATCAGTATACGGAACCACAGCAGGATTAGGAGGTAGAGATCCTTTAGGTTCTCATGGTTTAAAAGGAGGCTACCCTAGCGACGGAGAAAATGTTAACGAAAATACTATAGCAAAGAATATTTTAGCTAAAAATGAAGATTTGTTAAAGAAGATAGTATTTACAAAAAATAGTGACGAGGACAAAGAAGGGCTACTAAACGAAGATCAAATTAAAGATTTAGGTAAGTAGTGCATATTTATATATAGTAAACGTATAAGATGAAGATAAAGCATTCGAAGTATAGAAATACTGGACTGATATTTGAATTATTAGTAAAGCAAATAGCGGCTGATACTCTAAATAGAGAACAGTCACCGGCTGTTAGTATTCTAAAGGAATTCTACGCATCCAAAAATTCTTTAGCAAAAGAATATAAACTCTACGATTTAGTAACTAAATCTAAAGGAGTATCTCAAAAGCGAGCAGAAGCAATAGTATCCACAATTACAGAGGTATCAAGAAAGCTAAATCAAGATGCTCTTAAAAATCAGAAGTATAAATTAATTTCTGAGATAAAGAAGCATTATGACTTAGATGAATTTTTTAGTATTCAAGTTAGAGACTATAAAGCTTTAGCTTCTATGTACTGCTTATTGGAAGCACAGAATAATGAAGAACTAGTAGACCCAAAATATTTAGTAGATAATAAAGTGACTCTATTAGAACACTTAACAGATAAATCTCAAAACTCAAATGACGTAAAGGATACTTTAATAGAAGAGTATTCTAAATACGATAAAGATTTAAAATTACTTACATTTAAAATACTGTTAGAAAAGTTTAATAATACATATAAAGACTTACTTCCAGAACAAAAAAATATACTTAAAGAATTTATTACATCAGTTAATTCTAAGAAACGTCTACATAATATAGTAAACGAAGAATTAAAGAAGATAAATTCAGAAGTTAATAAACTTACTTCTAAGGTGACTGATGAAGTAGTAAAAATAAAATTAGAAGAAGTAGCTAGATCTATAAAGGCAGTAAAGAATACTGAAAAGATCGATGATACTCACTTAGTTAACTTAATGCAATTTTACGACTTAGTGAATGAATTAAAAACACTGTAATGAAGAAATCAGAAGCAGTATCGTTTATTAAAGAAGTAATGAAGGAGCTAGATGAAGCAAATGTAACTGGAGGAACAGCAACGTTTACACCAGGAACAGGAGCACAATATGCTACTCCTTTTGCTTTTGGTAAAGGCAATAGAGCTAAAAAGGCATTAAAGAAATTAGGATATAAACAGGTTAACCGTCCTTAACGGTCTTAAAATAACAAATTAGTTGACTACTTATGAGAACAGCAACAGAAAAATATCACGCGGTACTAGAAGGTAAACTTCAAGAAGCAGAATTTGTCCGTCAAATGAGACAAGCATATCCGCAATTTATCACCCAGTGGAACGGATATAAAGATTCAATATCTATACTTAAACAAAAAAACCTTATTTTTGAAAAGAAAGAAGCAACAGTAAAAGATATTGATGTAATTGCAGATCAATTTCCTCTTAATACAATAGAAAGAGGTATTGATATGGAATTAGAAGCTAAGGGTATAGATTCAACAGGAAATGTATCTAAAGAAGATTATATGAAAGCTAGGGTTAAGGTAATAGCTAACCTCCAGAAAGATGCTAATCATTATATTAATCTAGTTGCTGGAGAATCAGCTAAAGTAGATAAGCATGATAAAATGGTTGAGCCTAAAAAAGGTAATGAAGTAGATGTTCACAATGGACTTAAGAAAGCTGATTTAAAAGAAAATTATACTAAACCAGTAAACGAATACGATCAAACAGACGCAGTAGCTGACTACATTAAAGATTATTATAGAAATCCAAAAACTGGTAAGAGTCTAATTGATGATGAAATCATTAGCGACTTTTATAAGACTCACCCTGAATGGGAAGAACAAGCAGATGGCTCTGAACAAGGTATGCAAGACGTACTAGATAACTTTCAAGAGTTTTTATCAGTAAATTACGAATCAGGAGTTGATTATATGCAAGAAAAAGTTGCTAAGTCTGCAGAAGATGTTATTGACCCAGCAGACTATGGAGCAATAGGCCAAGGATACTTAAAAGGATTTAATAAACCTCATTCACTAGATGCAGATCAATTAGAAACTTTAGGTAGAAAAATAGTTGATAGTCTCCATAAAGGAGATTTTGATGCTGCTAAAGCTAAGTTTGTAGCAGAGGCAATGTCTGATGATGAAATGAAAAAGATTGCTAAATACGGTAAAGATACTGATATGTCAGCAATTGATAATCTTTATAAGTTAGGACAGAAGTTTACTACTGATTTTGATTACGAAGGAATGTTAAAAGCAGGAACGAGAGTAAGACTAAATACTCCTGTTGACCAACTACAACAATTATTTGATTCATTTGAAGATGTTAATTACCATAGAGAAGGAGAATTTCTTTCTTATGCAATAGATGCTATAAAAGAAAAAGATAAAGCAGCAGCTTTAAATTATATTAAAGATTTTAAAAAAGCTTGTAAGAAAACACTTGAATCATTTAATGAAGGCGCTTCTAAAGTTAGAAAGCAACTTGAAGAAGTTGAAGAAGTAATTAACGAAAGAGTAGGTAGCTTGCAAGAGTTTATTGCTCTTATTAAAGACAGAGCTGAAGAAAACGGTACTACAGAAAGAGAAGAAGCAGAAGAGGTAATGTACGCTATAGGAGATCATTACAACATTGGTGTTGATATTATGAAAGGTCCTTGGGATGACGACAATGGAGTAAACGAAGGTAGACGTAGAAAGACTCAAGGAGGTAAAGTAGTAACTGAAAATGACTACGAAACTGGAGGGTATGTAGAAAGCATGGGTCCTTTATTTGATAAAGGCGTTAATATGTTAATTAAAGCTTGGGAAGAGTGGAAAATGGGGCCAATGACAGAGCCTGGAATGATAGAGTTTGCTAAAAAAGACGTACTAAGTTACTTAGAAACTCAATTTATGGTTGAGAATTTAGAAGAAAAGAAAGGTACAGATCACGACGATGACGGAGATATAGATAAAGAAGACTATATGGCCAGTAAAGATGCTGCTATTAAAAAAGCAATGGGTAAGGAGAAGATAGTTAAGGAAAATATTAAATCTATAATTCTTAAGGTATTAGAAGAAGGTGTAATAAATGAAGCTGCAACAAATGCATTAGCGGAATTCTCTGAAACATACGGAGGATACGAAGGTATGAAACAAGCTATTATATCACTACAGGATGTTGTAACTGATATTGAATCTTATTACGATAAAACTAGAACTAAGATACAGAAAGTATACGATACTTTAGGGGATATTAGAAATGAAGAAGGATTAAAAGTAGGAGGCTTTTTAGCACCAGCAATCGAACAAGCATTCAATAAAGATTTAAGACCAGCTGTTAAAGGAGGATTTACTAAAGGATTAAACCAACCTAAAGTTAGAGTAATATCTCAAGCAGACATAGATGCTCATAACTCAGGTGCAAATCCTCTAGGAGAAGAGGAAAAACAAAACGTATTCAGCCCAAATACAATAAACGGAGCATTATAATTAATATAATATAACTATGGCACAACTACTAGTAGATATTACACCATTTAAATCAATTCTTAGAGAATCTAAGGAAAGACCCGGTGTATACGAAGTCGAAGGGGTAATGCAAAGAGCAGTATCTAAAAATCAAAACGGACGTACATATAGTAAGCCTATTTTAGAAAGAGAATCAGCTAAATACATAAAAGAGTTTGTAGAGAATGGTAATGCCTTTGGAGAACTTGATCACCCTGAGTCTCCTATTGTCTCTCTTAAGAACGCATCTCATATAGTAAAAGACTTATGGTGGAAAGGAAACGATCTTATGGGACGTGTAGAACTACTAAATACTCCTTCCGGAAACATCGTAAAAGAAATTATAAAAGCAGGACACACAATCGGTATTTCATCTAGAGGTACTGGATCAGTTCAACAAACAAATGAAGGTACTTTAGAAGTTCAAGACGATTTTGAATTAGTATGTTGGGATTTTGTTTCAAATCCTTCAACTCATGGAGCATTTATGAACCCAGTAGCCTTATCAGAAGGTAAAATAAAAGTATCTAAATTTCATAACTTAGATTGCATTATAAACGACATACTAAGAGCATAATGGAAAATAGTTTTAACTTAAGAAAATTCTTATCTGAAAATAAATTAACTACTAACAGTAGGGTATTAGCAGAAACTGAAATATTAAAGGAAAGCGATGAAAACCAATTAGGAGCAGAACTTGCAAAAGCAATGGAAGCTGAATTTGGTAAAGACGGAGAAAATGTAAACGAAGTCATTACTACTGTAGGTATACTCTCTTGGGCATTAGCTTCTAATACAGTTCTTGATATCTTAGGTAAGTATGCAGCAAAAGGATTTAGAAAAGCAGGCTTAGAAAAAGCAGCAGATAAAGCAGAAGCAGTACATAAGTGGGCACATAACAATGAAGTCAATATAGTTAAAGCAATTGCAGGTTTCTTAAAGCCTTTCGTTAAAGATGAGAAAAAAAGACAATTAGTTGCTAAAGGTTTATTTATTGCAATGTTAGCAGGACTTGGAGTCAAAGCAGGAGTTGGAGCACTAAATGCACTAAGAGGTGCAAATGTAGCCACAGCAACCATCTCAGCAGTTAAAGCAGCATTAAAAGGAAGAGACATAGCTGTTGTTGCAGGAGAAATAGCAGGTGCCGTTGCAGCATCAACGTAAGACAAAACTTTTATTTCGTTTTTCTAAAAAAGTATATATTTATATAAGAATATACAGTCCCTTATACTGTATCTAATACACATATATTTCCTATTGTAGTTCTCAATAACTACAGAAATCAAACTAACAAATTTAAAAATGGCAAACAAAGATTTATTCAAGCAAGCTATTGCTGAAGCTAAATCTGTAAGAGAAGCTGCTATTGCTAACGCTAAAGAAGCTTTAGAAGAGTCTTTAACTCCTCATCTAAAAGATATGTTAGCTGCTAAACTTCAAGAGATGGATGATTCATCTAACGAAGAAGAAGTAGTTAAAGAATCTGAAGATGATGTAGAAGAAGTAACTACTGAAGCAACAGAAGAAGAAGCAATGGAAGGAACTTACAGTGAAGAAGAAGCAATGGAAGAAGCTGAGGATGATGCAGAAGAAGCTGCAGACGAAGCGGAAGAAGAAGAAGTTGCATCTGAAGATGAGCCAGCAGACGACGAAGATCTATCTGATCTTTCAGTAGAAGATTTTAAAGACCTAATTAGAGATATCATTAGCCAAGAAATGGGTGGTGATGCTGAAGATATGGGACCTGAAGTTGGAGCTGATATGGACGCTGGAGCAGAATTAGAAGAACCAGGCGAAGGGGAACCAATGGCTGGAGAAGAAGGTGACGAAGAGATTGACTTAGACGAACTATTAGCAGAACTAGACGAACTATCAGAAGGCGAAAGTGAAGATGATATGGAAGAAGGTAAAAAAGAAGAAGAAGCAATGGAAGAAGTTGCAATTGATTCTACTGTTAATGAAGAAACAAAAGAAGAACTCAAAGGAGCTTTAGAAACTATTGAAACTTTAAGAAGTGAACTTAACGAAGTTAATTTACTGAATTCAAAGTTACTTTATGTAAACAAAATATTCAAAGCTAATAGCTTAAGTGAAGCACAGAAAGTAAACATTATTGCTGCTTTCGATAAAGCTGAAACTGTGAAAGAAGTAAAATTAGTATTTGAAACAGTTAACGAAAATGTGGTTACTAAAAAAGAGACTACTATTAAAGAACACAAAGGATCTGCATCCAAAGCAACTGGCGTTACAACTCGTAAGCCAGAAGTAATTAGTGAAGTATCTAGCGCTGTTCTAAGAATGCAAAAATTAGCTGGAATTATTAAATAAATTATTAAAAAAACAAAACTTAATTAATCATGGAATTAAACCAATTATTAGAGAGCTCTAACAATTTTAAGAGCCTACAGGCAGACGCAGCGCGTTTGGCTGATAAGTGGTCAGCTTCTGGTTTGTTAGAAGGAATTCAAGACGAAAAAGCCAAAAACAACATGGCAATGGTACTTGAAAACCAAGCAAAACAAATCGTAGCTGAAGCAAACAATACAGGTGCTTCTGCAGCATCAGGTGCTGGCTTTACAGCTGGTGCAGGTGAGCAGTGGGCTGGTGTTGCTTTACCACTTGTAAGAAAAGTATTCGCTCAAATCGTAGCGCAAGACTTTGTAAGTGTACAACCAATGAACCTACCTTCAGGTCTAGTATTTTATCTAGACTTTAAATACGGTACTGCTGTAAACGGTAGAGCAGACGGAGGCAACATGTACGGTAACGTAACTGAAGCTGGTAGTAAAATGGCAGTAGATGCTGACGTTGCTGGTGGTCTTTATGGCGCTGGACAGTTCGGTTACTCTATCAATGAAAAATCTGCACCAGCAGCAGCAGTAACAGTTGCCGCAGCTCAATTAGCAGATATAGGATATGATGCTGAATTAACATTAGCAGATTTCGAAACTGTAGAAATAGCTTTACCAGCAGATGCTGATGCAACAGGTGTAAGAGCTTTTGGTCTTGCAGGAGCAGCAACATTCGCTCAGTATACTAAAGTTGAAGGTAACAAAGTAGTATTTGTACAAGCAGTAGCAGGTGGTCTAGAAGACGCTGCAGATGTAGTATTAAACTACCACGTAGCACCAGGTGATAACTCAAGAGGTGATTTTGAAGGATCTGGAGCAGACGGTAACAATGTTGCCCCTTCAGTTAGTATCCCTGAAATCGACGTACAATTAGCTTCTGAAGCAATTGTTGCTAAAACTAGAAAGTTGAAAGCACAATGGACTCCAGAATTTGCTCAAGATTTGAATGCTTATCATTCAATTGACGCTGAAGCAGAATTAACTTCAATGTTATCTGAGTACATCTCTATGGAGATTGACCTTGAATTACTTGACATGTTAATCTCAGGTGCTGGTACTACTGAAAAGTGGTCTGCAGAGAATAACAAAGTATGGACAGGAGCTGCATGGTCAACTGCAGGATCTGATTTCTACAATACTCAAGGACAATGGTTCCAAACTTTAGGAACTAAATTGCAAAAAGTATCTAACAAAATTCACCAGAAAACGTTAAGAGGTGGAGCAAACTTCGTAGTATGTTCTCCTTCTGTAGCTACAATCCTAGAATCAATTCCTGGATATGCTGCACAAACTGACGGTGATAAAGCACAATTTGCAATGGGCGTACAGAAAATCGGTTCTTTAGCGAACAGATTCCAAGTATACAAAAACCCTTACATGACTGAAAACGTAATCTTAACTGGTTATAGAGGTGGACAGTTCTTGGAAGCAGGTGCAGTATATGCTCCTTACGTACCATTAATGATGACTCCTTTAGTATACGATCCAGATACCTTTACACCACGTAAAGGATTGATGACTCGTTACGCTAAGAAGATGATTCGTCCAGAATTCTACGGTAAGATTTTCGTATCTGATTTAGCTCAGATATAATCTTAACACAGAATAAAGATTAAGAGAGGCCTTCGGGCCTCTTTTTTTTTATCCTATTTATAATAGAATAGTGATAACAGTTTTTAATAAACATAATATATGTCAAGTAACAACTTCCACGACGAAGTTTTTGTTGAGAAACGAAGACCTAAGAACCCAATAAAGTTTAAAATCAAATTAAACGAAGAACAAAAAGAAGCAAAAAAGTTAATATTAGAAAACCCAATAACAGTACTTAAAGGAATGGCAGGAAGTGGTAAAACACTTGTAGCTACCCAAGTCGCTCTAGACTTATTATTTACAAAGAGAATAGATAAGATTATTATAACACGTCCAACTGTAGCTAAAGAAGAGATAGGATTTTTACCTGGCGATCTTCAAGCAAAAATGGATCCTTGGTTAGCTCCTATATACCATAACCTATTTATGCTATATAATGAAGAGAAGGTAAAGAAAGAAATGGAAGCAGGTAACATAGAGATAGTACCATTTGCTTTTATGAGAGGAAGAACCTTCTTAAATTCATTTGTAATAGTAGATGAAGCACAGAACGTAACTCATTCTCAGATGGAAACAGTGATAGGTAGGTTAGGTAAAAATGCTAAGATGTGTATATGTGGAGATATGGCACAAATTGACTTAAGAGATAAAAGAGAAACTGGATTTTCTTTCCTTTCTAGGCTAGAAGAACAAGTAGAAGGCTTTGTAACTCACTCACTAGCTAAGAATCATAGACATGATATAGTTGCACCTCTTCTGAAAGTGTATAAAACCTTCAGAGATTAGCAGCTATTTATATAAAACTTTAAGTAATGGCAAACAAACAAATATGGGACGGCACTGCAACGTTTACTCCTGGGGATACTCCTTTTGGATTCTACGATAGTGATATAACCTTCCAAACAGATGCACAAAAGGTAGCAAAATTTGTGGGTACTCGTTTAGGATACCCTCTTATGGATGTTGAATTACAACAGCAGCAAATGTTTGCATGCTTTGAAGAAGCGATAACTACTTACGGTAATGAAGTATTTACTTATAAGATTAGAGAAAATTACTTAAGCCTTGAAGGAAGCTCAACTGGCAGTTTAATTAATACACAGGTAGTAGATCCTACCCTAAGTAGAATTGTAGAATTATCAAAACACTACGGTACTGAAGCAGGAGTTGGAGGTAACGTAGACAGACACACAGGATCTATAGAGACTATAAGTAATCAACAGAATTACGACTTAGATGCATGGGCAGAAAACGAAGGTATTGAAGGAGGTATAGAGATTAGAAAGATATTCTATGAAGCACCACCAGCAATACTACGTTATTTTGATCCATATGCAGGCACAGGCACAGGAGTTCAGTCACTTATGACTGCTTTTGACTTTGGATCCTTTAGTCCTGGTGTTAATTTTCTAATGATGCCAACTTCATACGATATATTAAAGACTCAAGCAATTGAATTTAATGATCAAGTAAGAAAGTCTACTTATTCTTTTGAAATAGTAAACAATAAACTTAAGTTGTTCCCAATTCCTAGTAGAGCTGGAAAAATGCACTTTGAGTATTATAAGAATAGTGATAAGTCTAAGATTAATTATAACACTGATACAAGCCTTATATCGAATGTAGGTGAAGTACCTTACTCTAACCCAGAATACAAAGGTATAAACAGTGTAGGACGTCAATGGATATTTAATTATACCTTAGCTTTAGCAAAAGAAGTACTAGGGTATATAAGAGGTAAGTATCAAACAGTACCTGTACCGGGTGCAGAAGCAACTCTTAACCAAGCAGACTTACTAGCTGATGCTAGAGCAGAAAAAACAGCATTATTAACGCAATTAAGAGAAACTTTAACCTCAACAGGTAGATCAGCTCAATTAGATGCACAAGCTAAAGAGTCAGAAGATGTAGAAAACATCTTAAAATCAATTCCAATGACTATATACATAGGTTAATGAAGTTATTAGATATTATATTAGAAATAGAATACAGAACGTACGAAGCAATGATGCAAGTTACTTTCTCTGAAGACGGTCCTGACGGATATGACGATGCTATTAGAGCATTACCTGGAGTTACAACATGTACTGTAGCGTCTAAAGACAAGGATAGTAAAAAAGCAACATATAAAGTAAAAATAATCAGCCAAAAAGAAGCTAAAGAAGCTTTTGATGCTTTAAAATCTAATGCTAAAGCTAAGTATAGTGATATAGCAGTAATAGAAGTAGGTGAACAAACTATAGAAGAAAAATAATGCTATTTGGATCTAACAGAGACTTTGATTTATTAATTAATATCAATCGTGAGCTTTTAAAAGACATAATTGAACAGGAAGTTTTGTACCATAAGCTAAGTTTAGAAGATTTAGATGTTAATCTATATGGAGAAGCATTAGAAAAGACATATTGGAATGCAATTAAGATGTATTGCTTGATAACAAGAGGTGATCAAGTATATGATGTACAGGAATTTGGAATAGATTTAGGTAGAGAAGCTTCTTTTGCATTTATAAGACAGGATTTAGTAGATTCTAGTTTAGTACCTGAAGTAGGTGACATAATTCAATGGCAGAATGACTTCTATGAAGTAGATGCAGTTAGAGAAAACACGTTATTCTTAGGTAGAAATAATGAATATAACTTATCTGGACATGCTAGCGGCTTTGGGTCATCAGTATCAATAACAGTTGACTGTCATTTGACTAGAGCAGATAGAGTTGGAATAACAGAAGTAAGATAATATGGCAGGAAAGAAACCAATACCAAGAAGTCAAGCTAAACTATCGCAAGATAGCATAAATAACTATGTTAATCCCGATTCAGGTGCTCCTATTAATGGTAAATACGCAGTTGATTCCTCAAAGAGTAGAGTAAATCAAATTAGTCGTAAAAACGATAAAATAAAAAATCTAACCGTCGGTATAAAGGATATCGATGAATCTATACACTATTACTTTAATGAAGTACTAAGACCACAGGTAACTCAGAACGGTAAAATAATAAACGTACCACTTGTATACGGATCTCCTGAACGTTGGGCTTCTATGCAGAAAGATGGTTACTATAGAGACAAGAACGGTAAGATGCAAGCTCCTTTAATCGTATTTAGAAGAGATAGTATTGAAAAAAATAGACAGTTAGGTAATAAGCTAGATGGAAACAATCCAAATAACTTCGGAATCTTTAAAAAGCAATTTTCTAAGAAGAATATATACGATAGATTTGGAGTTTTAAATAGTAGAAAACCAGTAGAAGAGTATTATGCAGTAGCAATACCGGATTATGTGAATATTACGTATTCATGTATGATTTTTACTGATTATGTTGAACAGAATAATAAGATAATAGAAGGTATTAACTTCTCATCTGATTCCTACTGGGGGGATGCAAGTAAATTTAGATTTAGAGCACAAATTAACTCTTACACTACCTCAGCAGAAATAGTACAAGGAAATGATAGAATAATAAAAACAGAATTTCAAATAAACCTTTTAGGTCACATTATAACAGACGCGATAAATGCACATCCTCACAATAATAAGAAGTTCTATACCAAGTCAGAATTAAAATTTGGTGCAGAAACAGAAACTGATCTTTAGAGAACGGGACTATTTATTGTAAAGGGTAAAATCCCGTCGGTTATAGTTGTATAAAAAATTAATTAAGTAGATGACTAAGTTCACCGGCAGACTCTCAGGCTCTTTAGCCTTTATAAACAATGGCATTGTGTCCACCCAGCTTGTCCCGGGTGCAGAAGCATTACAGTTAACAGGTTCTCTTAATATATCAGGATCCCAACTTACTTTCAATGGAAGAAATGTAATACAGGAGATTGACAACTTATCAAACCCTACATCTGCTTCTCTTGGACCATTAAATAGACATACAGCATCATTAAACTTATATACTGCATCTAATAATGTTAATATAAGTAATATACTCGGATTAACGTCAAGTATACCTCTTTTAAATTCTTTAACTTCATCATATGTTACTTCACCTGAATTAGCAAATATAATATCATCATCTATACAGATAAGCGATTTAGGATTTATAAAAGACTTTCCATCAGATATCATATCATCTTCTGCACAAATAACTGCATTAGGTTTTGACATTAATGCTACCGTTCCATCAGGGACTGTATCATCATCTGTACAGATAGCTGAATTAGGATTTATAACAGGAAGTTCTGGGGAAAGTATTCCTTCCGGAACTGTATCATCTTCAGCACAAATTAGTAGTTTTGGGTTTATTTCTTCTTCCGATGTACCTTACAATGGAAATAGATTGATATCTAATACTGCTCACCCTTTATTTAACATATTTAATCCAGGGACTGACGGTACTGTGACAGATTTCTTAGATGCTTTATTTTATCCTAATACTAGCCCAGTTATTAATACCGGGAATCAAGTTATAGCAGAATATACTGCTAATGGTACAAATATAGTAACACTTAATGCAACAGATCCTGAAGGTAATAGCGTTACTTTTTCATTAGACGGAACTTACACTGCAGGATTAGTAACAATTTCATCTGGAGTATTAAAATTAAATGCTAAAGCCATATCTCCTACTTTTAACACAGCAGATAGAGGAGACGGAACATTAGCACATCCAGTTCAAATAACAGTAACAGATTCTATTGGAGCTACCTCTACTAAAACAATATACATACACGTTACTCCTAACCAGGCACCTAAATTTAGACACCCTAACGTAGGGAGTAATATAATATCTTCATTTAGCGTATCAAGAAATGAAAATGCTAGTAGTGGAGAGATAGCCAAAATATATTTTACAGATACAGAAGCAGATACTATTACGATAGATTCAACTGCTGATGTAAATGGACATTTTCAAGTAGCTCAATTTAGTAATTACGTATCTATAAGACAGTTAACAGCTTCTCTTGACTATGAAAGCATTACTTCTTATAATTTCTCTGTAACAGCATCTGATTCACATTATCAGACAGGAGAAGATAACGATTCATTTACTGCTCTACCTATTACTATAAATGTAACAGATAATACACAACCTTCAGTAAATAACCAAACATTAGCTGGAGTAAATGAGAGTAGTGGTAACGGAGCATCAGCAGGAACAATAACAACAACAGATCCAGAAGGAGATACAGTAGTAATTAAAAATGCAGTTCTAGCTGGATTAGAGATTGACGGCAGTAACGTTAGTCTTGGCACATATTCAGGAACAGGTCATACAGATCCTAACGAAGACGCATTTGATATTTCTTCTAATGGTGTTGTAACAAGAAAAACAGGAGTTAATATAAACTCAGATTTAATTAATAAGTATATCTACCGAGTTACTGTAACTGACTCATATAATAATGGTACAGACACAGGATTAATAAGTATACCTATAAGTGATGATACCGTCCCAATAGTAAGTGGAGATACAACATTATATGTAATAGAGTCTGCAGAAGCTAATGATAGTGTATACGATAATGCAAACGGATATTCAGGTACTACTTCAAGATTTACTGCTAATCAATCAGTAAATTGGAGTGTAACTCCATCAAATATATTTTCTATTAACTCTTCAGGGTATATTTCCCTTACTAATGATCTAGCAGATTCTTCAAATGAAGGAGGAGATCAAATATCAGGTACTGTAACTGCAACTAACTCTTTTAGTAGTGTAGGAACGAAGTCATTTATAGTTAATGTAACAGATAATCAAGCACCAAATATTACTTTTACTAATACTAATAGTAATTTAAACACAAATAAAGCAAAAACAGGGAATACTTTAACAACAATAAGTTTTAGTGATCCAGAAGGAAATGGTATAGATATTAGTTCATTTGTTTTTGACAATAACGGAAATAATAAAATAACAGCTACCACTGTTAATAATAGTACATATCAAGTTAAACCATTGTCTAACTTAACTGCAGGTAGTTACACATTTAGTGCTACTATATCAGATGTAACAGGATTTGCAACTAGAACTTCATCTCATACTATTAACATAGCTCAAGCAGATAACGGTACTTTAAGTCAGAACGGTACTTTTAGAATAATAGAATCTGGAACAAGTGGAGATGATATAAAAATTAATAGTGACGGTAGAACAGGAACTACCGCGGATGTAAATGTAAGTTACTCTCCTAATTATGGAGGAGCAACAGTTCAAGCTTTTACTTCTAGTTTATCATATATAGATGTTAGTTCAACTGGTAAGCTTTCTTTAGGTGATAATTTAGTTGGTTCACCTTATGCAGCTGGTGATACTATAGCTACTACAATATCGTATCAAGATCAATATAATAATCACGGGTCTTCTAACGTAAACATTGCTGTAGTAGCAAATCAAGCACCTATAGTTACTGTAACTGAAGAATCAGGTTTAGAATCTGACAATATAACAAATGGAACAACAGTAGCTATTGTAGGTATAACAGATGCAGAAGCAGATTATCCAATTACTGTTAACCTGACAGGAACTAACGCTGGCTCGTTTAATGTCTCAAGTCAAAACGGTAACGGAACTTCTTGGAAGATAACAGCTAAAGGAGCATTAACCGCAGGTACTTACAACTTTGTAGTAAACGCTACAGACTCATTTGGAAAAATAGGTACTGATTCAGCAACAATTGTAGTAACTCAATCATCAGATTACGGAAAAGTGTATGTATATACTTCAACATACGGCTCTGATGCAGGGTTTAACGCTAACTACTTAGGAGTAATGGGAGCAAGCACAGTTAATTTTGATACTCCTCCTGAAGTTACTGGTTATACTGCTAATACTTCATCTCCTTTTTACAAATTTAAATCTGGAGAAATAGGTAATAGCACAATTAACTTAGCAGGAGGTAAAGTAGCTACCTTACAAGCAGAAGCAACAGGTCAAGCTATGTTGGATAATGTTTTAGCAGCTATAGGTTCAATATCAACATCAACAACAGGACAGGTAATAGTTCTATTCCCTTCCGGTTCTGATATGGTTGTTCCTACATCTATTGAAGAATCATTTAATAACGCAATAGGTGGAGCAGTACCATGTATGAATGTAGATGGTAATGGATTCGGAATAGAATCAGGAGAATTACATTCTATTACTTTAGATTCAAGTCATCTTGGATATAACGAATGGTTTGTTTTTGGAAGAAAATCACAAAATGCAATTGGATCTAATTTCACAATCAGATTAGTACCAGCAGGTTTAAGTTTACCAACATAAAAAAATAGATATAGACAAATGCCATTATTCAGTTCAAAATTAGAGTTAACAAGTGCAGCCAGTGGTTCTGGAATTGCGATAGCGGATGTAGATTTTATTCGTGGAGCATTTCGTACAGTAGCTAATACTGGTGCATTGAATAACATCCCCGTTACTCAAACATCTAATGGACAGATAGTATGGGTAGAAGGAGAATCAGCTACATATCAAGCTACAGTTACACTAGCAGATTATGTAAATACAATTGAAGATACAGTTTCATGGTCAGTATTTACTGGCTTCGGTTCTGGAGGTGGAGGTTCAGTAGATTTTTCTACAACTTCAACTGACTTACACTCAAATAATGCAGGCGGTACATTAACAGTAGATTCTGGATTATCTTATGTAGGTGGTGAATATATTTCGATTACGTATCCATTAGATATGACTAATGTACAAATTGCTGTAGTGACTGCTTATAGTGGAACGCAATTAACATTTTCACATGTATCAAATAATGGTAACTTATTAAATAGTAACGGTACTTGGATTATTAACCTCAGTGGTGCACCAGCACCAACCGTATATGATTATCCAGCCCTATCTAATATACCTAACGGAATAGTCTCTTCATCAGCTCAAATTACATCAGCATTATCGTCTAGTGATTTAGATATGGATGGAAACAAAGTTTTGTTTTCTAACGTATATTCTCAATTAGCAGATTTACCAAGCGCATCTAAGTACCACGGAATGTTTGCTCATGTACATGCAACAGGTAAAGCATATTTTGCTCATGGAGGTAATTGGGTCGAGCTAGCAAATGCTGGAGCAGGAGGTGATATAACATCTGTAGTAGCAGGAAGCGGATTAAGTGGAGGCGGAACCTCAGATGATGTAACAATCACTTTAGATACTGGCTCATCACATTTTATAGATGCAATTACAGGATTATCTAATAGCGGTATATTTAGCCAAACAGGATCATACTACTCTACAAATAACAATATAGAAATAAATGGTTCATTAGAACTAAAGTATGAAGGAAAAGGAAATCCTTTCTCTATAGCTTCAGGCTCTAAAGAACTAATAAAAATAAATAACCAAGGGGTATTAATATTTACTTCTCAATCAACTACACCTACAGAGATAGATGGCGGAATGTATAGAGATTTAAATGGTAATTTTTTCTTAGGAATGTAACATTAGACATATTTATAATAGATAAAAAACAACGTAAATAAATTTTTAATAATTAACAAATAAAACAAAAATTAAAATGGCAGAATGGAAAAAAATTATTGTATCAGGTAGTGGACTATCCCAGCTAGATAACGATAGCGGCTACTTAACCTCTTTTGGTTCTGTAACACAGCACAATGACGTTACTAACGCTGGTTCAGGTAAAATCATTACTGATACAGAAAGAACAACTTTAGGAACAGCTTTACAATCTTTAGGTTCAGTAACTGGGCATACTGATGTATCATCAGCAGGTTCAGGAATAATCATTACTGATGCAGAAAGATTAGCTTTAGGTACAGCACTTCAAAGTTTAGGTTCAGTAACAGGACATACTGATGTTAGCAACGCTGGTTCAGGTAAAATCATTACTGATGCAGAAAGAGCTGCAATTGGTGCTTTAAATAGCTTCACTGGATCTTTAAATGCTAACTTTGCAACAGATGCAGAATTGGCAGCAGTATCAGGCGCTTTAGCTTCAGATATTTCAGCAATAGATAGTAACGTAACTACTAATTTAGCAGAAGGAACAGCTACAAATACAACTGTTAAAGTAACATCTTCAGACGGTACTGATGCAACATTAGCATCTGCATCTACAAGTAGAGCAGGTTTAATGTCTAAAGCTAAATTTGATGAAGTAGAGTTAAACAATAAGAAAGTTACTAACGCAGCTACAGCATTAAGCACAGGAACTGTAACAGGTACAACTTACGGAATTACTTCTGATGGAGGTAGTGACGATGTAATTTTAGCAGCAGCATCGACCACTAAGGCAGGTGTTATGTCAGCAACAGATAAGGTTAAGTTAAATGGCATTGATACAAATGCTAATGACTATACACTTACAATCGCAGATGTTAAAGCTGTACTTGGAGGCGGTATGCCATCTAACACATTAGCAATTGGTGATGCTAACGACACTATTACTATTGGAAACGATTTAGTAGTAACTGGTGACTTAACAGTAAGCGGTACTACAACTACTTTAGATGTAACTAACTTAGATATAGAAGATCAATTTATCAACCTAGCTAAAGGTCTAGGAGGAGAAAAAGGTGGAATCGACGGTGGTATAGTTATCGAAGGTCAACAAACAGCATTTGGTTGGGATGAATCAGCTGATAGATGGGCATTTGACTACGAAGGAGCTTCTAAAGATCAGACAGCTATTGCTAGTGATGCATTTGCAGTAACAGTTCACAAACCAGCATTAGAAGAAGGTGGTGGAGCTACTCCAAATGCTAATTATGAAAAAGATGGTAACATCTATATTGCACCAAAAACAGGAGATATTTTCATATACGTAGAGTAATACTAAATTGAAAATAAAGCTTTTGACTTAATAAACTTAGAAAGGGGGGGCTATATGTCCCCCTTATCTTTTATAAAAAATAATAGTTATGCCTATAAAGAGTAGTAAAACAGTAGTAAAAGGGAAAACAAACACTTCCCCAAGTAATGAGTTATCTAAAAGAGAAATTGAGTTTCTTTTATTAAAAATGAAATCTGCCCAGTTTATAGGAGCAGAATTTGAACAATTCTACGCAGTATTTTCCAAACTAACAAATCAGTTAAAAGACAAGTAGTCCTTTACTCTTTACATTACTATTTATTATAAACTAATTATTGGCCCGTAAGGGAAGTGGACAAAACTTTGTAGCCAACCATAAATAGAAATAAGACATGCCGAATTGGAAAAAATTAATAACTAGTGGTTCAGACGCTAGTTTAAGTAGCCTATCCCTATCAGGAGTATCAGGGCAAAGTAGTGAAAAAACTTCACTAATGATTAATGGGAATGGATTAATCGGAACTAGAGAATTAGGTTCTCTTGCATTCTCATCAGCAACATATAACAACTATACATTACCGTTAGGTTCATCATCTACAAGAGGTGGATTTAAGATTGGTTACTCGGAGAGTGGTAAAAACTACCCAGTTGAACTTTCCTCAGAAAAGATGTACGTAAATGTTCCTTGGACTGATACAAATACTCAATTATCAGATGCGGAAATAGCAGCTTTAGGGTATATTAAAACAGCTAGTGATACAAATACACAGAATACCTATTCAACTTCAGTTGTATCCTCAAGTGGTACTAAGTTAAGATTAACAGGTGCTGGAGAAGCTGGTGCAACTACAGATGATGTAAAATTTGTTGGTGCAGGTGCAACTACTGTAAGTAGAACAGATGCAAGCACTATCACTATAACATCAACAGATACAAATACCGATACAGACACTCAACGAAGTGACAAAGAAATTGAAGAAGTTATTGAAAAAAATGTAAACCCCGTAGTAAGTGCTACAGTATCTAATGATACTACCACTTTTACTAAGCAAGATGGTACTACATTTGCATTAACAACATCAGATGCTAATAACAACACTGTAACTTCAATCAGAAAAGATAATTCAGGTACTTATCGTACTGGAAATATCAACTTAGTCGGTGGGGATAATGTAACTATAGCAGAAAAAGCATCAGGTGAATTTACTATTTCGTCAACAGATACAAATACAGATACAAATACTCAAAGAAGTGATGAAGAAATTAGAGATGTAGCATCAGCGCAATGGACTAATGGTACAAACACTACTGTAGTTAAAGATGATGCTAATAATACCATTAAAATTAATTCTGTAAATACAACTTACCAAATTAGAAATGGTGAGCTATCACAACACAACTTTACCAGTGCATTAAAAGATAAATTAGATGCTATACCTTTTGTACAGGAAAACGATAATATTGATATAGGTACAGAAACAATTATGACTGTTTATACTAGCCCTTGGAATGCAGTATTCTTTGATTACGTAGTAATAAAGGGCGGTAATATGAGAGCTGGTACTGTAACAGCTGTTAATGACGCTACAAATGTAGAGTTTATAGAAACATCAACAGCTGATTTAGGAGATACCTCAGATGTAAAGCTTTTTTGCGATATTGACACAGATAGTATGAGATTCAGAGCTACGGTTAAGTCAAATGACTGGAAAGTAAAAGTTTTACCTAGAATGATATAATATGGGAATATTTAGAGGACCAGTATATAACAATGCTAGTGATATAGAAGGACCAACAGGGTGGTATAGAATAAATACGTCTCAAGGCATCGCAACTGTATGGGTAGACCAAGAATACGATGGAGGAGGATGGGTTATGGTTTTAGCCAACAGAAGATATACTGCTGGTATGAATAACCTAGAATATGTAGATGCTATCAATAATTGTAATTATAGAATAAACGGTAACGACGATACTACGAACGATGTACAAGATGCAAACAGAAAACTCTTAAATAAATCATACTCAGACGTTAATGCTTGGGTAGGTTTAAAGTTTTGGAGTGAATTAGCAGGAAGGGTATCATCTAATAGTATTAAAGTAGTACAGTATGTTCATACCTCAACAGTACCACTATCAGGTACACATACATATAGGTCAAGTTGGACTATGTCTGGCTTCTCTAGCACATATCGCTTTCAATCACGTTCAAATTTAACTAACATAGTAGGAGGTGTTACTCCCGGTATGTATTCTAGCGGAAATGATTTAACAACATTTGATAACGATCAAGATACAAATGGCGGTAACTGTTCTACTTATTACAACAATAATCCCTGGTGGTATTCTTCTTGTTGGACTGGAAATTATTTTGCAGGCGGCGGCTATATAGACGGTCCGTATTGGGTAAGTTCTAACTCTGCTAATTCTTTTAGCTATGGCGCAGTATATATAAAATAAAAAGATATGGAGACAGAATTAAAAGATATGAAATTAGTACTCACAATATCGGGTAATACATTAACTCGAGTAGTAGAAGATTTAGACGGTAATACTATATGGACTAATGGCGGAGAATATTATGATGATACTATGCCCTCTACACTTTTAGATGAGTATGAAACACAAATGAAACAACTTCCATTTTGGAATATAGTACAAGTAAGTAAAAATATATAAACTATGTTTGAAAACAGAAGATGGCTGGTGATTCCAGTTGATAAAATAGATGATATAGACTTTAATCAGGTTTTGCAGCCAAATAAAGAATCTTTAAGAATATCAATAGATGGGACTAAGACTTTTATTAAGTATGAAGTAAATATTATAAAAGAAACTTACACCGAAACTTATCAAAACCCAGAAACAGAAGAAGAATTAACTAATACGTTTCAAGCAGGTACTTACGGAAGACCTTCAGTATATAGTGAAGAATACACAGAATATACTCATTTAGAAATACTAGAATTACTTTCAACTGAACAGTGGACTGAACAAATAGAAGAATAACATGGGAACAAAAGTAGGACCTAAAATAAATACAGATGGCTTAATATTTTGTGCAGACCCTGCAAACCCTAAAAGCTTTGATGTGTCTACAAACGAATTAACAGATATTATAGGTAATAAGTCAATGACCTTAGGAACTAACACAACTGATGTTACCACCTACGGTGTTAGGCACTTTGCTTCAACAGCTGGTGAAACTGGTTCTGGTACTTTAGATACCGGTATTAGGTACGGAACTATCGGTAATGGAGATAAAGTAGTTGGAGGAGATACATCATTCACCATTCATTTCTGGGTTTATAAAACAACAGGTGCTCCAAATAACTGGTGGCATACCATAACAGATGGACATTCAGGAGATATACTTACAGTTCAAAACGGCGGTAATGGGAACTTTGTGATTAGTATGAATAGCAGTTATGGAGGAAGCGGGGCAAGTGGTACTTATTCTGGAGTCAACTGGGCATCATGTAAAGAAAACTCATGGAATATGATTGGAGTTAGGTATGATATAGGAACTACTAAAATAAAAGCATTCGTCGGCAACCCAGATAACGGAGTTACTTTTAGTAGTGAGTTAACTACATCACCAATTAATACAGCTTTTAAAATAAGAAATTTTAACGGATGGGGATCTGCCCAAAGTAGTTATCACGCTGATAATTCTTTTAGTTATGTAACGGTGTACGATACTGCTTTATCCGACGATCAAATTGCTGAGAATTTTAATCAAATGAAACCTAGATTTAAATAATATGTACACAGGACCTCATTTAATAAAGGATAATTTAACATTCGGATATGACACCGGGTACGGAGTAGCAGATAACATTACATCTACAAGATTCTATAAAGGTGCACCTACTGTAAATTACATACATGGACAAAACGCGGTAGCACAGGATTCTTATACTACTTACACCGCAACTTCTGCAGGCTCTTGGAATACTAAGCACCCTAATGCAATTCGTGCTTATAATGCTGGTGGTGGTGATATAACAGGATATATTAATTCAGGAGTTGGAGACTGGCAAAATACTTATCACGCACATTGGCAATACGACCCAATTTTAAAAAAACCCGTAGTGGTGATGAACGATTTCGACGGTCAATGGAAAGCAAAGAGCTACGGTACTGGATTAGGTACATGGACTTCGCAAGGTAAAACCCACGGAGATACTTATACGATCTCTTGGTTACAATGGGTGGATAATCTATCAAAAAACGCTAGAGCTGGATTATATACAAAAAACTCATCAGGTGGCAATGGATTTCACGATGGACAAGCTAATAGTGCATCAGCATATAATACAAAGTTAAACACCTGGCAGAGAGTATACCAGACCTATACAACTAGCGCTAATAGAGATTTAAATCAATCATTAGCTTCAATATACATGTACGGGCATTATAGCCCAAGAGCTACAGTTAAAATTGCAGATGTACAGTTTACATGGGGTAGTACCCCATTACCATATTCAGCAAAATCTGAAAGAACATCAACAGAATCTCTTATAGACCTAACAAACAAGTCAAATATTGATGTATCCACTATATCGTTTGATACTTATGGCCAACCTGAGTTTGACGGTACAGATGATATAATTAATACAGGTTTACTGAGCGGTAGAAACCCTAGCTCTAGCCCTTTTTCAATAGAAGCCATAGTAAAATCAGATACAACATCAGGTAACCATATGTGGCTAGATGCTACTAATAATGGAAGCAGTCAGAGACTATACTGTGCTCATGCTTCTAAAGGGAGTAATACACCTATGGGAATACAGGCTAGTGGATGGTCTCATTCAATACCTCAAGATACAGAGTTTCATCATTACGTTTTAGTAATGGATGGTTCTGTGGCTAGATTGTATAATAATGGAGAACCACATTCAACAAAAAATTATACATCATATCAGATTCAGTCAATAAATGTTGGAGGAAGAAGCGGATATAGATGGGTAGGTAAAATACCTGTTTTCAAAATACATAATGAAATATTTACTGCTGATAAAGTAAAACATAATTTTAACGTCTATAAAAATAGATTTGGAATTTAAAAAAACATTTAATATCTAAAGTAGATATTTATTAAATATAAGTATAACCTGGACAATGAAAGGTAACAACTATGGCAAACGAATTTAAAGTAAAACACGGTCTTCTAGTAGAAGGCTCAGGCTCGGTAGTATTAGACATACAGGGCTCTCAAGGACAATTATTCTCAATAACTGATGACTTAACTGGAGATTTATTCTCAGTATCAGACATATCAGGAGTCCCAATATTTAACGTAAATGCATCTGGAACAACTTCCTTTGATGGAACAATATATCTTGAAGATACTCCAGCATTAGATACAGCTGCAGATACGTCAATAAAATTTTTAACAAGAAACCAAAAAGGTATTGTTAGTTACCATACTTTAGGTTCCAACGCATTCAATAGCTCAACATTTTTACCATCAACAGGTAAAGCAGCTGATTCTAATTTACTAGATGGCATAGACTTACATACAGCTAGGAATAATGAAGCAAATAAAGTTGTTAGGAC